ATTTTTCTTGGCAGAAGTTAGTCAAGACTTACGTTGAAAACATTGAGGGTATGAAATGAAGATTTCTATGATTGGGCCAGGTTTGATGCCAATACCACCAAAAGGGTGGGGTGCTGTTGAATCACTTATATGGGACATGGCTAACGCCTTAAAGGACTTAGGGCACGAGGTACAGATCATTAATACCACAGATGGTAATAAAGTTCTAAATGCAATAAATGAGTTTAATCCAGACTTTGTTCATATTAACTATGATGACTTTATAGTTCTATATCCACACATCAAACAACCAAAGGCAATGACATCACACTTTGGTTATCTGGAGAGACCAGATATGATGAATGGTTATGTGAATATCTTCAATAAGTTTCAAGAGATGAAACCAAATGTGTTTTGTCTTTCAGAAGGAATTAAAAATATTTACAAGATCTTTAGTAGTTTTCCAGAGGATAAATTATTTGTTACACCGAACGGTGTGAATATGGATGCCTTTAATTTCAAAGAGGAACCAGAACATCCACATCGAAGTATGTATTTGGCAAAGGTTGATTATCGTAAGAGACAACATCTATTTCAAAACATCGACAGTCTCTGGTTTGCTGGTAACATTGTTGATGAAAGATATGATACAAAAAATAATTATCTTGGTGAGTGGTCAAAGGAACAACTCTATAAAGAACTTACAGACTATGGTAATCTAGTTCTACTCTCTGATGGTGAAGCACATTCACTTGTGATCATGGAGGCATTTGCTGCTGGTCTTGGTGTTGTGATTAGTGAGTTTGCAAAAGCAAATCTAGATTTAGATAAGAAGTTTATTACTGTCATACCTGAGAAGAAGATTAAAGATATTGAATTTGTTGAAGGTCAGATCATAAGAAACAGAGAATACTCAATCAAACATCGTGATGAGATTCGTGAGTATGCAAAACAGTTTGAGTGGAAGAATGTTTTACAGAAACATTATCTACCATCTATTCAAAAACTAATTGCAAATAAACCAAAACCAGAGATACCCACATACTCTGGTGAAAAAAATAAAGCTGTTTATAAATTAAAGAACTTTGGCCCTCTATACTACATTAATCTTGATGGACAACCAGAAAGAGATACTGCAATGCAGTCAATGTGTAACTATTGGGAATTGAATCCAACTCGTGTATCTGCCTTTGATGGTCGTCATGGTGATCTGAATCATATACTTGAAGGAAGTCATGATATTGGTATTACATCAGGTGAGGTTGGATGTGTTACATCACACTTGAAGGCAATCAAACAATGGTATGAAACAACAGACACACCTTATGCAATCTTTGCTGAGGATGATGTGAGTTTTGATACTGCGTTCTTTTGGAAATTTACATGGGATGAGTTCGTAGAAAAACTTCCATATGACTGGGATGTAGTTCAACTTGCAATCATCAATCCAGGCGTGGTCTATGCAAGTATGCACGCCCGTTGGGTCAATGATTTCTCAACTGCATGTTATATGATTACAAGACATCACGCTAAGAAACTGATTGATCATCATTGTGTGGGCGATAAGTTTCGTTTAGATCAAGGTGTGAAACCTAGACCTGTTGCTGATGATCTGATATACAACTGTGGTCGTACATATGCAATACCACTCTTTCATTATAAGATTGAACTCGGTTCATCAATTCATCCAGAACATATTGAAGTCTTTCATAAGGGAAGTCATCAAGGTATTTTACATCACTGGAAAGAACAACTGGCACAAATGGAAGATCAAAGTCAGTTGTTTAACTATGATCCTTACTTGGGTCGCATTCCACCAGAATGTCAGGATAAGTAAATACTTGCCATGATCCCGAAGTAAATGTATAATAAATACCATTACACACAAAGGACTCGAAAGATCGTAACCCTTTGCGAATGTATAAAGTATCCTCTGTCGGGGATACCGTCATCCGCAGGGGTTTTTCCTTGCGAGAAAATAAGAAAACAAATGTCTATTAAATCAATCGCAGCTCTTGCTGCCTCTCCATTCCTATTCGCTGGTGCTGCGTTTGCTGGCCCATATGTTAATATTGAAGCAAACGGTTCATATCCTGATGGTGCATATTCATCTGGTAATGTTGAATTTCAAGTTGGATACGAAGGAACAACTCCAAATGGAATTAACTGGTATGCATCTGTAGGCCCTACAGTTAATCATACTGAAACTGCTGATGAGTTTGGTGATGTAGAAATCGCTGGATACCTTGGTGGTGGTAAGTCACTTACAGAAAAGACTTCTGTATATGGTGAAATCTATGGTGCTTCAAACAACGATGATGTTGATTGGTCTGGAAAGGCTGGTCTTAGATACACATTCTAAGATTTAACATCTTAATATCAAGACCTCTGCTTGCAGGGGTCTTTTTTTATGTTATACTATTTTCATGAAAAAAATTTTAGAAGTTATTACTCATCCTGTTACCTATACAAACTTGATGATTATAGGTATATTCATATTGATAGAGTTCTCTCATACACACGCCCATTATAAAATGGAGATAGATGTTCATGGTTATTGCAAACAGTATGAAATGAATAGAGAAGAAGAATATTAAGATAAGGTTAAGTTATATTTCAAATAAAGTATTTTTACTTATGTTCGGACATCCGAATGTAAAGTTATTTGACAAAATTTAATCTTTTATATATAATAATGTTACATAAGTTAATAATTCAATGACTACAGTTACTGAATCAGGTGGAAGACAAAACATGTACCCCACCAATCCACAGCCATGGATAGATGAATCAATTTCATATGATGGTTATCCACAGAATGCTGAGAAAGTAAATGGTCGTTGGGCTATGATTGGTTTTGTTGCACTCATGGGTGCATACATGACTACTGGACAAATAATCCCAGGCATATTCTAATGGATACAAATCATCCATACTGGCGATATGCAGAAAAGGTCAATGGTCGTCTTGCGATGCTCGGTTTAGTAATCGGCACAATAAATTATGGACTGTTCGGATGGATAGCGCCAGGCTTATTCTAAGATGAAACTTAATTCACAATTCACAATTACTCAAAGGTACAAACTCATGACTCCAGAAGCAGAAAAGTTTAACGGTTGGGCAGCTATGCTCGGTTTTGTTGCAGCAATTGGTGCATACGCAACTACAGGTAATATCATTCCTGGCATATTCTAATGAACAACAAGGACATTTTCCAAAAAGCAATTGGTCGTCCAGCAATGATGGGTTTCATATTTTTATGTGGAACCTACTTGGTAACAGGACAACTTATCCCAGGCTTTGTATAATGGATATTCAAAAACATAATCCTAGTAAGGAAAAGATTGTAGCAGAGAGAATCAATGGCGCTGCTGCAGTAGTAGGATGTATCGCACTTATAGGTGCATATTTAACAACTGGGCAAATCATCCCAGGCTTCGTATGAATGGGTTTGAAATAACTCCAGCAATGGCAATTCTATGGTGTTTTTATCCCATAGGAATTCTAGTTTTCATCGAACTTTTTTTAAAAGCATCTGATGATGACGATGATGATCAAGGTGGTGGAGTAATGATGCCCGCATATCAATCTTATTAATCAACTAAAATGTACCAAACAATTTTCATTTCAATGCTTGGCGCTTACATTGCATTTGCAGATGTATTGTTGCCAGTTGTTTATAGTTAAACTATAATGCCTAAATAGTTTGCACATAATAACATAATTATGGCTGACGAAATTAAAGAAGAAAAGAAAAAAGAAGAATCACCTAAGAAACCTGGCTTCTTCTCTAAGTTAAAAGACGCAGCAGAAGATAAAGAGGAGCAGATGATGATCCTTTCAACTTTTGTAAGACTTGGCATTCTGGTTTGGAGTGGAGCGATACTCACACTTGCGTATGTTGAGTTACCAGAAGCTCTTAAGATTCCAAAACAGGATCTTGATCCGACATTTATAGCATCAGTTTTTACAGGCGTGCTGGCGACATTTGGCGTCACAACATCTAAACGAGGAGCTCAAGGTGGTGGATCTAGTGGAGGAGTAAGTAAAGGAGATATGGAAAAGTTAATTGCAGCTGCATCACAAACTGCCCCTGCACAAACTATTCGTATTGAACAAGCACCAGTACAAATTGTGCCTAACAAAAAAGATTAATTAATTTTTAATTATGAACAAATGGATTGGAATAAGTATGGGAACTCTTATTGGAGTTTCTCATATTGGAATGATTGGAATGATTGCAACAAGAAGTAATAGTAAGTTGCCAAACTTAAATATCCCTGTAGGGCCATATACTTCTTACATTGCAGATGTAGGTGAAAAAGGATACAAGATAAGGTATAGTGCTAATGATCCAAAGGTAATGATAAAAACAACCACCATCAAAGAGAAAGGTGGATTCTTAGGACTAGCAAATGAAACTAGGGACATTGTAGAAGAATATACAATGGACGGTGATGTTCATATACAAAAAGAATGGCAAGTAAAAGGAGGTGGCGATTCTATCGCCAGTAACAAAAGCGAAGCCTGTATCAAATCCATCGGTGGAGGAGAAAACACAGGACGTTTGGTTGGCACTAGTATTGGTACTGCTGCCGCTCCTGCCGTTAGTGGGATTCCTTTTGTTGGCTGGGTGGCTGCTGGTTGGATAGCGATGTTTGGTGGTAATCAAGGTGCAGAGATTGGTGGAGAAATGTCAGAGAGTATGAGTAAAAACTGTTAGTGATCCCTCATATTGATGCGTAATTATACTTATGTGTTATAATAAATATTAGCACAAGTATGGGATTGAAACGATCATGCCCCTGACTCATCAGAATCATTACACAGTGGGATACCACGACACTCAGCATCATCACTATGAAATATGTGAATATGCAATGAGTGCTTACGAAGCAATAGAACACAGCAAAGAGGATGTTTCCTATCTAAAGGATCATCCTCATTTTGTTGATTACTGCAAGAACAATACAGAGATGGACAATATTGTTCGTGCTATGACCTCTGGAATTCCAATGGGACGTTAAAAATGAAAGACTTACCAATTACATCTACAACCATAATATTTGCAACTATTATCCTATCGGTATTTGCTGCGACTAATTATGCATACGCATGAACCTGACACCATACCTAGATGGTTTTATAATACTGTCATCAGTATGGGAGTCATGGTGTTTGTTGCATTTGGTCTCATTTTTTTAGGTTCTCTTTAGATTTCAATATAAATATTTCATGATATCTTTTTGAGATATAATGAAACACCAAGTTAATATTGGATCATCAATAACCGTTCCAAGTTATGTTCTATGGTTTATTCTTGGATCATGGCTAGGAGTCGTTTTTTTAATTATTATGACACTTTTATCAAAATATGGATTATAAAGATTGTGGTGTAGATATAGAAGCTGGTAATGCTTTCGTTGATAGATTAAAAGAAAAAGTTCCTACCATCGGTGGATTCGGTGGCATGTTTAAGGTTCCTTGTGGATATGAGGAACCTGTTTTAGTATCTGGAACTGATGGTGTTGGCACAAAGATAAACATATGTAGTCACCTGAGAGATCACACAACCATTGGTATAGATCTTGTTGCAATGTGTGTGAATGATGTGATCACTAGTGGTGCAAAACCATTATATTTCTTAGATTATATTTCTTTGAATACAATTAATCCTGTTGTAGATGATATTATGACAGGAATTATAAAAGGTTGTGAGATATCAGGTATGGAACTTTTGGGAGGTGAAACTGCTGAACACTCAACAACAATGGATATTGATCTTGCTGGATTTTGTACTGGTATTGTAGAAAAGAATGAAGTGATTGATGGTAGTTTGATTCGTAAGGGTGATAAAATTGTTGGACTACCGAGTAGTGGATTACATAGTAATGGATATAGTGTGATCAATCAATTAATTAGACAAAATAAATTATCAGTCACGAAAGATTTACTGACACCAACTACCATATATACAAAACAAATCGAAGAGTTATTAAAAGAGATACCAATTGTTGGCATGGCACATATTACAGGTGGTGGGATTGAAGAGAATATATCCAGAGTTATACCTAAAGGATTGAAAGCACATATAGATTGGAACTCGTGGAATCTTCCAGAAATATTTACTAGGGTTATGCTTGCTGGAGAAATACCACCAGAGGAAATGAAAAAAATATTTAATCTAGGTATTGGATATGTATTGATAGTTCCATCAGAAGTTGAGATGGATAATATTATTGGATATATAGTATGAACTTATTACATATATTAGTTTATGTTATCTACACAATACCGTTTAAGATTGGAAGCGATTTGTAAAGACATCGCCTCTGGAAGTGAAGTTGGAATAGATGATATGATATGGGCACAGAAATTATCAAAATCAAATACATCCGCTAGAGGAATGTTGCAACAAGCAAGAAGAATGAATACAAACCCGAACGATTCTTTTTTGAATAACTTGAACATAGGAGACTCCGATTCAAGTAATCATAAAAGGGGTTTCGGTAGTCCTGATGAAATAGTAGATTGGTTTCATCAAGATAGATCTGATGACTGGAGACAGAGGGATTGATTGTTTGGAGTGTAGTAATTATGGTCTTGATACTTGTGATAATAGTATCATGGTACATTTACTATATACTTCGTATGGCTTACATGGAGATGGATAATGGGAACAATGACCCCACCAAATCGGAAGAGTTGTTATAACTTCCGAGTGATCGAAATTAACAAGGTGCTTGACGGAGATACAATTGATGTTACAATAGACTTAGGATTTGATTTATATAAAAAAGAAAGAGTCCGTATAGCTGGAGTTGAT